TCTGTGAAGTACGATCAAAACCGCCGATAGTAGCGCGTGAAGAGCCCGGTGCTCTCTCGAGATCAAGACCAGCGCCGGCTCCCATGAAATTTCTAGTCTCTTCAAGAAGAATTGTTCCTGAGCGCTCTGGAATCTTAATTGTCTCAAAGACCTCGTCAGCAATAAGCTGGCTGTCGCTGGGAACAGCCTCAACAACTAGACTGCTAAGAATCTCATCAACAGGATGTAAATTTGAATATGAACTAGCCATAAGTCAGCTCCTTAAGGGATTAGGTTTTGAGGACCGGTGAAGTTGATCGTGATTTGATCAGACACAGCGCCGGCAACTTGATTGATGTTAGGAATCACAGAACCGATTGAATAGTTCCCTGTGGTCGCATGCGGCTTAACTTTACCAGCAGCTTGAGCCATCACTAAAGTAACGGTGTTCGCAATAGTCGCGCCTACAACAACTCGAGTGAGTCCTGAAAGAACAACCTCAACAGCGTCACCGCTTGCGCATGCTCGCTGAGCTACACCGATGATACGTGTGTCTGTAGCAGCTGTTGATACTGATACTTTGCCGGCTGTCGTGATGCTGACAAGTGCATATTCAGTAATAGCGCCATCAGCAATGAATGAATGAATGTTATCTGTATTAGCCATGATTAGCCCCCAAATGCTTTAGCATAGTAACTTGGATTGTCCGATTGAAATTGTGCTAGCGCTTCGCTGTATGTGATGCTCTTCTCTGTTGAGAGCTTACGCACTGCAAGATCAAGAGTCTGCTTAGTGACTTCAGCGCCACTAGCACCATGACCGATTTCAGCCAACGGCACTGATGATCCTGTGTCGCGCTCTGAGAACATCTTCCAAAACTCAGGTTGAAGATCTCGTAGCTCCCAAGCTTTTTCTGCTGTGCTCTTTTCGCTCGGTGAAACCTTGCCCTCACTGAGAAGCATGTCTACAGCGCGGCCACACTCAACAGCGTCACGCTCAGCGCGAAGCTTTTTAATCTCAGTATCTTGAGCGCTAACTTTTTCATTCAACGCTTGGATCTCAGACAGCATTACAGGTGATAGAGACTCACTCATTTTATACTCTTTCTTCTCGTCATGATCAGGACGGTCAGCTAATTTCTCAGCTTTCTCTTCATCCTCACCATCGTCATCTTTCATTGTTTCAGCTTTGTCTTTGTCGTCATCATCAGACTCAGCTTTCAATGATGCTTCTGCATCTTGCTTCATCTCATTGATTTGATTTTCAAGCTCTTTCAACATGTCATCTTTAGCGATGAGCATTTGCTTGAGCTCTTCAGGTGATAGGTTGTCAATACCGTCCATCTGAATCTCCTCTGTTAATGTTACTCGATCTATCTGGTCGTGAGACTGTGCAGGTCGAGGTGTAAGGGTAATAGCCAGGAGTTGAGCGTCTCCGACTTTGGAGCCTCCCAGTCTGTCGAATACTTCACCGGCTAGAAACTCAGGTGATGACCAGAGAACTCCACCGGCTTTAGTAACTACATCAAGACCGCGTTCATTATATGCAGGTGTTGCATAGAGCCCATCGTCTCTGAGGTCGAGATCAATGATGAGGCCTAGCGCGTTGCCTGATTCTGGCGGCGCTGGTGATCCAGATTGGAAGGGTGATGTAGCGTGTTGCCAGTCGATGATGACTGGGTCATTCTCTTTACGAGAGTTAAACACTCTGACCATCTCAGTAAGCATCTCTACATCAATCTCTTTACCAATGGCGTCGCCGCTCATACGAGAAGACACCTGACCTAGACCCAGTGTCTTGAACGGCTTACCAACGGTTAACCCATCAGGTATCTCATAGCTAGAGACCTCAGAGAGCTGTACAGCTTCACCGTAGGCCCTGAGCGTTGATGGGCGCTGAAGCATCAAGCGCTTCTCAATCTGTTGCTTCTGCTTATATGAATGACGCTTGAAGCTCGTGTTGATGCTCCTATTTCGCTTTTTTGCCATCTCGCCTCCTTCTGATTAGTTGCTCAGTAAGTGCAGACACAGCACCACCACTGCCAATGCTAGACACTCGAGATATTGCTGAGCGCTGTGCATCCTCAGGTAGGTCACCAGCTCCTAGACGTTCTCTAATTGCTCTCTCTAGATCATCATCAGGAGTAAGCAGACCAGACTGAACAAGGCCAGGGAGCATACCAAGTGAGTCAGCTAGGTCATCAGTGTCTAAGCCAGTGTGAGTAAGTTTTGGTAGCTTGCTAGGATCGATACAACCATAATTCCAACGTATTAAACGCCCAATAGTTCCACCGCCACTTCGACCTACACCGCTCGCTTGTGACGCTACGAGATCACATAAGTTGATAGCTGCTCTTCTGAAGATAGATAGATGAATCTCACCAACGCTTCGAGCACCCGTCTCAGTGTTTCCGAGATCAGCGAATTGAGCAAGGAACGCGCTGGCAATCTGTGAGTCACACTTAGTGATGATGTTGATCGGTCCATCAACATACAAGTTAGGGTTTGCTGCGTATGTATCAAACTTAACCGCGCCATTTTCAACTAGATAACTCTGCTCAGCAGATAGGAAAGCTCGAGCTTGATTTTCTGCATCATTAATCATCGCGTCAATGTCACCATCACTAAGTCCTAGAGACTCAGCTTGTGAACGATCAACAACAACTTTAGGCGATGGCACAGCCCAACGATCAAGACCTACACACATAAGATTAGCAACACGCTGTTTAGTACGCCACCACCACCATACTGGCCTAAGCATCCCAACGCCCTCAAAGTTTGACCCCGTCTTATTGAGAGTGAGCAAGAGGAGTTTATTAGCAGGGATCGGCTCAGGCTGTTTACCGACACCGACAGTGTTTTGCAGAACACCGTCTAGACGTTGATTATCGCGTGACAGCCACTGTGAGTGTGCTGATGGTTCTCGATCTGCATAGTGTGACAACCATACTCGAATCTTGCCGCTTGAATCAGGACCGACTCTATAGACCTCTTCAGCGTATCGATAGCCCAGCGGTATAAACTCGAGAAGATATGCAAGTTGCTCTTCCCAAGATATCGTCATCTGACCTGATAACCCGTCGAGCCCCCAACACTCGTTAGCATATCTAGCGAGCTCCTCAGCTACCTCATCATTCTCTACACCAGGCTCCCAACGCCAAGAAGCTGAGAGGAGAGTCTGTCTTAGCATGTGCCAAGATCGTCTAACTATGGGATCGGTCCTCATCATCTCTTCAGCCTCAGAGACCCAGCTGAGGCCTGTGAGTTGTGGATTGTTCTCTTTGCCGGTTATATTACCGCCTGAGAGCTGAGTGCCTGAAATGCCCTTCACGCCTAAACGCGGGTGTCGTGCTTTAAGGTGCTTAGGCGACCGGTCTTTGTCTGTCATGTGGACCCCTATGGCGCGAGTATGTCACGCTAACATAGAGGATCATATAGATTTTATTTCTTCCTGTCCACAGATTCAATTTCAGGCAACCATTCCTCAATCGTGGGGGATAGTATTACCTGACCTGAATCTTTCGTCTGAATCGGTTTTGAGCCTGTAAATATTGACAACTTCTCAATCACAGCCATCTGAAGTTCTGAGGTTTGCTCTCTACTCATCTGCATTTGAATTTGTGCATCTCTTAATCTGCCGATTAATGCTTCTCTGTCAGCGTTGGCAGATGCCAGCTTGTCTTTTAACTCTTCAACTTCAGAAGGATCCCGACCTGATGCGATGGCCATCATCGAAGAGATTGAACCTGTAATCATTCCGAGTATACCAACCAGAACATCTCTGTTCTTTTCAACTATCTCGACATACGTTAAAAACAATATGAGCCCAACGACCAAGAGCATAAAAAATACACTAAACCACCAGCCGCGTTTAGTTTTCTCTTGAGCGTTGAGCTCTTTCTCTACTTTACGTTGTTTAATATCCTGAGTCATAAAACAACCTGTTCAAAAAGATGATGATCATTTGTAGCCATCTTACATGTGAGCTGAGCCAAGGCCAAATTATGCTCATGATATAAATGAGGTTGATCAATGCTAATCTTGGCAATATCCACATGATCCACTCCAAGACTTTTCTATCACGCGCTCGACTTCTCACTTTTCTAGGTCCTCCTAGTCGTTTAGCTTTGTCGTTCCCTTGGGAGGCTGAAGAGCTTTAATATCATTACCGACAGCATAAAGTGTTTGATCTGTGCCAACTCCCTTAAATCGATACAAGCCTATCATCACATAGCGTGTGCCTCTCGGTGTAAATATATTAGTCGCGCCTTTGACAGCCTCTAGTGCATCAGATGTCAACAGTACTTGACCGGCCCCACAGATGCTCATCGTTCTAGCTGCTATGTTCTTACTGATACCCTCAAGCTCGATTCGTTTAGCTCCAACGGCTGTCCATGTATCATCCTGAGTTACCTCAATAATGGATCCATAGTGGATGCCTATTCTAGCCTGTAGATGTGTTTTGATTGGGATAGTCTGTTGATAAAGTAGACCAAAATTAACCGCGTCAATTGGTCGCTGAAAGCTCATTAAAAAACCATCGGACCGGTCTATCTCTCGACCCTCAAACTTATAGAGCAATGATCGAGCTAGACGATCATGATATTGTAGCCACACCGCCGCTTTTCGAGCACCGACCTGTTGAACAAATGCAGTTGACCCAATGATATCTAATAACACTATAGCTAAGTGCGTCTCTTTGAGGTCGACCATCGAATCACCTTCACATCATGCTTCATGAGATAGTTGATACCTGGCTGTTCGCCATCATCCGGCGAATAGACTGTCGTAATACCCGCATGATGTATTAGTTTAGCACAATTGAGACATGGTGAACGAGTGACAGCTAAAGAGCAGTCTAGTGTTGATGCTCCTCTCCTTGATGCGTTTACTATAGCGTTGGACTCTGCATGATGGCATCCGATCTCAACACGTTGAC